CGTTCATGTCGTACATGGGTTACCGCGTAATGCGGCGGCCATGCGAAAGTGTAGTCTTAAGCACTGTGAAAAGAACAACCTCGGTATTGTCAGGAAAAACTGGCTGGCAATATCCGAAGCACTCAAGCTCGTGTATGGCGACATCAGATCGTCAACGAACCGACCTTGGAACCGACACATCGTAATGAGGATGTATCGGCTAGTCCGATCGGTCGTGTTCGGTGGCGTCCCATCGCTGAAAGCGTTCGCACACAATGTGCGTTTAAAGCTAACAGCTGGTACGGGAACACTACAGAACCGCGGTAAAACCGCTCAACATCTGATGATCGCCAGTACACTCACGCGAGGACTCGTCCTGAAGGCTCCAAAAGAGGAGATAATTCAGGCCGAGTGCAGCTCTGCTCGCCAACGACTTTGCGAGCCGGCACCCCTGCCACCGAAACGCATCTTGGATGAACTCAAAAAGTTCATCGAGATGAATTTCAAAGGAAAGACGCTCACCCGGATGGATGAGCGGTCAATTCCAATCCCCGGAGGATCGGCCTGCTATGAGCAGTCGATCCTCAAGGGAGGTAGCGCGTACGTCTACAAGATGTACACCGCACGCTCCAAAGAGGAACGTGAAAGGGATGCCCGCGCTCGCGCTGTCACGCGTCTGACGACGAGGTGGAAAGCCTTCTCAATAGAAAGCTCCAACCCCTTCGACGAGCCAACAGCAGCAGAATTGGAGCTCCGACAGGCCTTTGGATTCCAAGGCGACGATGGCTTCCGACTCCCTTGGGGGGAGCAGGAAGAAATCAATGAAGATTACGTCGCTGAATCCGTGAAAGACCAGTGGGAGACTAACCCAATGCTCATCTCCGAAGAGAGACGAGCGCTGATGTTTACTCGCCGTCGTCGAACCGCAGCTGAACATTTCCGCGCCTGCATCGATGCGTCAAAGGACCATCGGTGGGGCAGGCTGGCGCCTATTATTACGCCAGACGGAAAAATCCGAGTTGCAACCGTTCATTCTGCGCCCGTGGCTTGGGCCGCAAGAGCAATGACCAAGGTCCTGCTACCCTTATTGAAGGGGTTCGCAGTCACCAAGGACATCTTGCGGAACCACGAGATTGAACTGGTTGCACCGGCGATCTGGGATGCAGATCCCAAGATCGTTTATTCAGCTGATCTCTCGAAGAGCACTGATCCGATCTCGATCGAGTTGAGTCGCTTCGTCTTGAACACCGTCACCGCCATCACTGGAAAACCAGAATGGTGGGACGATGCGCTTGACGGAGTGATCAACTTTCACGAGATCGAGGACCCGACCAACAAGGATGATCCAAAGTTCATCTCTCGTTGCGGGGCACTGATGGGTCTCGGCCCAGGATGGTTCGTCCTGTGCGTCGTAAACGCCTTCTGTGCTTACCTGTCGGGTGCCTCGAAGAAGTCATTCGCCGTATGTGGCGATGATCTCATCGGACTGTGGCCTTCGAGAGTGGCAGACGCGTACGAAGACAACTTGCGGCTTATGGGCTTGGTGCCAAACACCAGTAAATCGTTCCGGAGTGAACGATACGGCGTTTTCTGCGAACGTCTCGTGAGACGTCGCGGCACGGTTGCCAGGTCGCAAGCGTTGCTTCGTATTGGC